ATAATCTCAAAATTTTTATTGTACACTAGAAAAACTAAAGAGTTTGAAGACGCTCCTATCGAAACATCTGATGGAACTGTGGTTGATACTAAAATACGAGATGTTAAAACACTGTGGTTAAGTGATGACAACGTAAGTTTAACTAATGTTCATTGGTATAATTATTTTAATAATTGTTTTATACAACACATAGAAAAATATAAAAAGGATACTAACTCAGAATATATGCATTATCACAATAATTTTGAAATGAATGTTTTAAAATACAATAAAGATAATTTTTATACTTGGCATACTGATCATAGTTTTAAAACACCACGAACTATGAGCTCTATATTATTATGTAATGATAGTTATAAAGGTGGGGAAATAGTTTTTAAATTACCTAATGAAAAAGAATTTTCAGTTGAATGTGGTGTAGGTGATTTACTTTTATTTCCAAGTAATTTTATGTTTGCTCATTGTGTAAAACCTGTCACAGAAGGAGAAAGAATAACTGTTGTAGGATGGATAGTTTAATGAAACACAACGTACTACCTTTATTTTCACAACCTTTATTTACTACAGAAACTAAACTAGATAATGATGAATTAAATTTTATAGAAACAGAACTTAAAAAAGAAAAAATAAGCCATAGTGAAATAAATAAATTAAGTGAAGACCCTATTAAAAATAAATTTCATACGGGTTTAGAAAATATATTGCAAAAAGATCAATATAAAAATTTAAAAAAAGTAATAATAGATTCAATTAAATTATTTAATGATTCTTATTTAAGGTATGACACTAATTTTGTTATAATTAAATCTTGGGTTGCTTCTTCTCCTTTTGATAGTAGCTGTGAAATTCATAGGCATAATAATTCTTTTTTAAGTGGTGTCATTTATATAAAAGCAAACGAGAATAGTGGTGACATAGAATTTGAAAATTTTAACCATAGAGATATTTTAATTTATCCAAGAAATGATAATACTTTATATAATGTAGAACGCTATTGGGTAAAACCTAAACCAGGCTTGTTGTTATTGTTTCCAAGTAATATGTATCATAGAGTCCATAAAAATAAATCAGGAGAAGATAGGGTATCGGTATCATTTGATATTATGCCTACATACTTTATAAATAAATTTAAAAATGAAACACAAATTAATTAAAAATTTTTTAACTAAAGAAGAGATAAATATTTTAACTGACTATTGTAGAATATTACATAGACAAAATAAAACAAGATTCGATAATCAAAACAGTAATGGTGATTCTAGCTTTTATGCAGATCCTTTAATGGAATCCTTGATGTTAAACAAACGAATTTTAGTTGAAAAACATAGTAAGTTAAAACTGTTACCGACGTATTCATATTTCAGAGTGTACACCTATAAGTCTGACTTACCTAAACACAAGGACAGGCCTTCTTGTGAAATAAGTGTTTCAGTACATATAAATTCAGATGAGACTCCTTGGGAAATATTTGTTGGAAATAAAAAATACAAAACTGTTCCTGGAGATGCTGTCCTTTATAGGGGTTGTGATTTTGAACATTGGAGAAAACCATTTGAAGGAGATTGGCATGCTCAAACATTTTTACATTACGTAAATTTAAATGGACCTAATAAACATTTTTATATGGATCAAAGAAGAATGTGGGGAGATGTTAAATGAGTTTTTTAGAAACTCTTTTTTGTGATTGTCTTTATCATTCAGAAGTATCTAATATTAAAATTAAAAAAGAATTATTAACAATAATATTAAACATTGAAAAAAATAAAAACTCAGACAATAAAACTAATATTGGAGGGTTTCAAAAAGAATTAGAATGCAGGGAATTATTTTTAAATTTAATCTCAGATGAGATTAAAAAATATAAATCTTTGTTAAATTTTAACAGAGAATTAAAACTAGATAATTTTTGGTGCAATATAAATTATAAAAATAACTATAACTTATCTCACATTCATCCCAAGACTTATTTTTCTGGTGTGTATTATTTAAAAGTACCAAAAAATTCTGGTCAAATAGTTTTTACTAATCCCAACATATTTCTTAGAATGCATCCAGAATTAGAATCAGCTTGTAACAATCCTAATTTTAATGTATGCAGAGAAGTAAATCCCAAAGAGGATCTATTACTTATGTTTCCATCTTATTTAATGCACGAAGTTGAAAAAAATAATTCTGATGATAAAAGAATATCAATATCTTTTAATTTAATATTATGAATCAAATAAATATATTTACCAACTCTTTGTTTTTTACAGATCAAAAAGACATAGAGTTTAAAGAACAAGTTAACAAAACAAAAACTGTAGACAAAGTTAAATTTAAAAAAATTATTAAAAAATTTGTAGATAACCTAACAAAAAATTATAACATAAGCTCTGACATAGTTTCTATAGATAATATTCAATATGTTGAAGATTTAAAAAATGAAACAAACTTAAAAATTGTTAAAGAAAATGTTTTATTTCAAGGGTTATACATGTTAGACGTGGCTGAAGATTGCGGATTAATTTATTTTGAAAAAGAAGCTGAAATATTAGCCACCCACACTGACTTCATTAACAAATTTAATTTTATAGCTAGGGAAAATACTATTGTGTCAATTCCATATAGTATAGATTTTACTATGGAAAAAAATAACTCTGATCAAAAAAGAAAATATATTTATTTTACTTTAAATCTTTAGTAAAACATTTAAATTAAAACGCACAGCATCTTGATAAGGAGGGTTACCTTTATGCTCAATCATACTTTTATAGATTTTTGCCTGTCCCATTTTATCTTGATAAAATATGTTGTTAACAAAAGTTCCGCCATCGGTTGTGTGTGGGTTATATAAAATACTTAAGTAGTCTTCTGTGTATTCATCTTTATGAAAGTCAGTATGGTCTTTTGGAAAATACATGTTCCATAAAAACCTTTTTATTTTATAGTTATCTATGTTTAATTTTTCACATATTTTTTTTGTTATTTTGTAGGCTTCCTTGTTTAATGGTGAATCAAAAGGTTTGCCATCTTCCATTGTTGCAACACTAAAACCACCGCTTTTTCCAGAAAATAACGGTGACATTACATTACTATAATCTCTACATTTAGTTAGATACCATTGGTGATAACAAAGTTTATTTAACAAAGCTAAATTTTCTTCGTTAGTCAGTACGTTTTCTATTAAAGTAACTTCTTTTTTAATACACATATTTAATTGTCCTTTCTTTTAATAAATCCTCTCTAATATCTTTTACATCAAAATTAAATGAAATAATACTCCGTCTTTTATTTTCTTTATTTACTCCAGATCTGTGTATTACATGAGATGGAAAAATAATAAAGTCTCCTTCTATAACTCTTAATGAAATAGCTTTATCTAAATCAAGAGGATCTAATAGTTGAGTATATTGATGGTTATCAAATTCTAGATAATAGACTCCAGTAAAATTATTGGCATGAACATGCCAACCATGAGTACCTTCTTTGCCATACTGTTGAAACCATAGATCATTTATTTTAATTGACTTAAAACCTATGTCGTAGGTCATTTTTAATAGCTGGTTTTGTATATCTTTAAGACAGTATTTAACCCATGGTCTGTTAAAATTAGAGGCTTTGTTCCAATCTAATTTGTGAAAAACATCTTTAAATTTTTCTTTGTCTAATTTAATTTTTGATTGATCAATTAAAGATAATAGGTTATCTTTGATATTTAAATGATTATTAAAGTGCGCTTTTAAAAGCGGAGTTCCTATGGAAAGATTCATAAAAACATGTATTATAGGTTTTTTTAAAAAATTGTATACTGTAAATTTAAGTGATAAATAGATAATATGCTACAAAAATTAGGTTTTGCACCAGGGTTTAACAAACAGGTCACAGAAACAGGGGCCGAAGGTCAATGGTTTGATGGTGACTTTGTTCGTTTTAGATATGGCAGCCCGGAAAAAATAGGGGGTTGGTCTCAATTAGGTGATGATAAATTAACAGGTGTTGCAAGAGCAATACATCACTGGGATGATAATGCTGGCGTTAAATATGCAGCAATAGGCACTAGTAGTATTCTATATGTTTTTTCAGGAGGTGTGTATTATGATATACACCCTATTAGAGCTACCTTAACCGGTGCTAATTTTACAAGCACATCAAGTTCGACAACTGTTACGATAACTTGTACCGGCAATCATGGCTTGTTTCAAAATGATATCGTAATGTTTGATGCAGTTTCAGGATTAAGTGGTTCCACATTTACCAACGCTACGTTTGAAGATAAAAAATTTATGGTTACCTCTGTAGTTAGCGGTACAATTTTTACAATTACAATGGCTGCCCAGGAAACGGGGACACCGGTTACAAACGCAGGATCAACTTCTATACTATGTTATTATACTGTTGGACCAGCTCAACAATTAGGTGGTTTTGGTTGGGGTACAGGTTTATTTGGTGGTACAGTTTTAGGCGCAGCAACTACAACACTAGCTTCTACTATTAATGATGCTGTAACTGTTATTCCTTTAACAGATTCGTCAGCATTTCCGTCTTCAGGTACGATACAAATAGGGACTGAATTTATTTCTTTTACAAACAATAATACTACCACGAATACTTTAAGCGGTGGGGCTAGAGAGGTTAATGGAACTACAGCAGCCACACATTCTTCAGGAGCTACAGTTACAAATATAACTTCATACGCAGGTTGGGGTAGTGCATCTTCTACTGACTTTACTATTGATCCTGGTTTATGGGTATTAGATAATTTTGGTACAAAACTTATTGCACTTATTTATAATGGCAAATGTTTTGAATGGGATGCAGCAGCTCCTGGTGCAACAGGAAACAGAGCAACCGTATTACCTAATGCACCAACAGCGTCACGTCATGTATTAGTTTCAACTCCTGACAGACATTTAGTATTTTTTGGAACAGAGACAACTGTTGGGGACCCTACTACTCAAGACGATATGTTTATAAGATTTTCGGACCAAGAAAGTATTGATCAAACAGATTCATACACCGTACGAGCTGAAAATACTGCAGGTACGCAAAGAATTGCTGATGGTTCTAAAATTATGGGAGCTATTAAAGGTAGAGATGCAATCTACGTTTGGACCGATACTGCATTGTTCTTAATGAAATTTGTAGGACAACCTTTTACTTTCTCCTTTGAACAGGTGGGGACTAACTGTGGATTATTTAGCAAAAATGCGTGTGTGGAAGTAGATGGTTCTGCTTATTGGATGTCAGAAAATGGCTTCTTTACTTACGATGGTCAGTTAAAATCTATGTATTGTCTTGTAGAGGATTTTGTTTACGACAGTGTCAATGATACCTCTAGAGATTTAATTAACTGTGGACTAAACAATTTGTTTGGAGAGATAAACTGGTTTTATCCTAGTGAAAATTCCGATGAAGTCGATAGAGCAGTGACCTATAATTATTTAGATTCTTCTGCTCAACGTCAAATATGGACAACAAGTACTTTAGCTAGAACTGCATGGCAAGATTCTGCCGTGTTTAATAGGCCACACGCTACATATTATGGATCAAACGATAATGCTTCTTTTGATGTTACTGGTAATACACAAGGTAGTACGATATACTATAACCAGGAAACAGGGACTGACCAAGTAAATGCAGGTAACATTGCTACAGCAATACCAGCTTTTATAGAATCAGGAGACTTTGATATTACACAAAGAAGAAGTAGTACCGGACAAGTTGTTGGTACACCGGATCTTAGAGGTGACGGAGAATATATTATGAGAATAAGTAGATTTATACCTGACTTTATTACACAAACTGGTGACACTAAAGTTACTTTTACAACAAGAGCTTATCCTAATAGCACACCAGCAACAAAAGAATTTACAATTAACTCATCTAAAACTTTTCAGAGCACAAGAATAAGAGCAAGATCTGTTGCATTAAAAATTTCTAACACAGCAGTTAATCAAGATTGGAAACTAGGTACGTTTAGATTAGACATTGCACCAGGAGGACTAAGATAATGGACACAGAATATTTTAATGAATATATGCAAAGCCCTGCTTTACAAGCTAAGTATGGATCTGTTGGTGCTTATGTTAATTTTAAAAAATCTCAAGAACCTTATTCAATGAAGACTCAATTTACAAATGATTTAAATGATATTAAAGCTTTACCTAAAAGATTTACAGATGGTATCACCGGAGCAAGTAGTTATATTAATGATAAATTTACAAATTTTAAAAATACAATTGGAGAGGGGATTAAAGGTATATTTGATAACTCTTTGTTAATGAAATTTGCAGCTGGAAACAATGCACTAAACCCTAACGCAGCAAATTATAATCCTGACCTTCAAAGTCAAATAGATTTTTTAAAAAACCAAGGAATGTATGGTAAAGATAGTATTAGTAATTTACCTAAAATTACAAGTGGTGTTTTAGCCGGTAAAAATTTACAATCTTTATTTGGAACAAATGATTTAACTGACATGTATGCGAATCAAGTAGATAAATATCAAAATACTTATGATAACTTAGGTAAGAATTTTAGTAGCTTAGATGAGGAAGAATTAGAATTTAAAAAACAAAATTATTTTAGTAAATTTTTACAACCTGCTATAATGGAAAGGCAGCTTAACTTTGATAGACAAAATACAATTAATGACGCTCAAGGTTATGATGCAACAGGTAGAGGAAGAGCGTTTGATTATGCTGGAAGAGATAATGAATATGGCACACACCGTTCTACTATAACTAATAAAAATGCTCAAATTAATCAGGACGCAGGAAGGAGAGGTTATGCTAATCTTGGAACTCACACGGCAACTAACACAGCTCAAGAAGCCCAAGACTATCAAGATAGAGGAAGAGGTCAACGGTTTGAAAAAGGTGGTAGAGTTGGATATTTCTTCGGCGGTCTAGCTGCAAGAGGAATGAAAAGATAATGGCAAAAATTGTACAATCATTAACTAGAGCAGCAAAAGAATACGAGCAAACTAATATGCAATCATTGGTCAGGGATCTTGATGGTATTATTACAAAATTAAATTCTTCGTTTCAGGAAGAAGTAAAACAGGAGATAGAAGCTAAGAGTTTCTTTTTAGAATAATGGCAGTAGTAAACCAATACAAATTTGTAGGTAAAGACAATGACACTACGGGAAATGCATTAACTGTTTTTTCAACAGGCAAACCTGGTGTCAATGAAACTATAATTATTAAATCTATATTAGTTACATCTGCTGGTACACCTGTTGTCACTGTTACAAATAATAGTATCACAGCTATTAAATCAGTAGCATTGACGGCTAATGTTACAAAAGAATTATTAACTCAACCGATGATAGTAGAAGGTGGATCTGCTTTTACTATACAATCAAGCACTACAGATTCATTTGATTTTGCAATTAGTTTTTTAAACATATTAAAGGAGAAAATAGACTAATGAAAGTATATGAAGCTAAAGTAGAAGAAACGTACAGACACCTCGAGACTGGTGAAGTTTTTAAGACAAGAAAAGACTGGGAAGCTAAAGGTTTTAAGGCAGAAGAGATGGCACAGGACGTAAAAGTTATCATGCCGGCTCTTGATTTGTTTAGTAAAACCAAGTAGAACAGATAAACTAGGATTAAATTATGGCAATTTCAAATATGCAACAACCAAGACAGATGTACGGATTAGGCAGCTTTGTAAAGAAAGCTTTCCGTGGCGTTAAGAAAATTGCTAAAAGTCCACTAGGTAAGATGGCTATAATGGCT